ACTCGAAGCAAAAAGAAAAGCCAAATTAAAATAAACCTTAAAATCAAAAATGTATGAGCGACTATTGCCGTTATTGCGATTCAGACCAAATTGAAGAACGCATTTCAGAAATCAAAAGAACTAATAGAAAATATCGTGACTGGGACGACAGCGACGTGCAGGAGTTATTTGAAGACGAAATAGGTCTTTGTTACGAATGCACACGTGAGGAAGACGCGGATATGGAAAGGGACGAATACTAAATAACTATGGAAACAGAACAAACTGCTGTTGAATGGTTTTACAAAAAGTTAAAGAACTATAAGAGTTTAAATTTAACCGATAAACTTATTCAAGATTTATATAAACAAGCACTTCAAATGGAAAAAGAACAGATTGCAAAAGCGTCTGGAGAATTTTGGTTCGATTAAAAAATAAACAATGATGCTAATACTACAACTAAAAAAGAGAATCGAGATTCTCGAAGCGCAAGTTCAAGAACTATTGAAAGCGCAAACACAACCCGCTCAACTTCCAGCACCAACAAAAGAAAAAAAGACAGCGTTCGTCAAACCAACGGTTGTGGAAATATACGAATACGCTTGTGAAAAGTTAAGCAACGACGACGCGTTAAAATTCACCGAGAAATTCCACGCACATTACGAAGCGAACGGTTGGAAGGTTGGACGCAACGCGATGAAAGATTGGAAGGCTGCCGTTCGTAAATGGGATTTAAGTACATTCGCAACAACAAACCAAAACACAAAAATCAAAAATGGAAAATTCGATTCAGACGCTGCGCAACGCATCTACAACGACGCTCACAATTACACAAAGGGTTGATCGTGCGGAAAGAGAAAGCGCATTTGTAGCAGATTATGACCTACCAACATTCGTTAAACTTTGCTCTAAGGTTTGCGCGATGTACGGAATAGCACTTCCAGAGGCGCAACTGTTGCAAATGTTGCACGAGTTCATTGGAAAGCACTTTCGGTGGGTCACATTTGAACATTTCAATCTTGCATTTGAGTTAAATGCAGCGAATGAACTAACAAAGAAGTGTGAGCATTTTGGAGCGTTGAGTGTTTCATTTATAGGCGACGTTTTAACACACTACAAACCACATCGCGACAAGGCGAATCTACAAATACAGCGTGAAATTGCGCAATCAATTGAGGAAAAATCACAATTAATAAAGGAAAACGAAATGGCGGTGAACGACGACAGCTGGAGAAGAATGTTGAAAGAAGATATTGACAGCTTCAAACAAGGCAAATACACGACGTTAGAATTGCGCGGAGTGTCAATGATGCGGTGGCTAGAAGAAAGTAAGCGTATAACCGCTGAAACATTCACAGACGACGAATATCAGTTGTGCAAAGCGAAGGCAAGAAAGACAGTCTTTAACGAACAGCAACTAAGCAAACCAATGGTTGAAAGAATGAGTGATAGGAAGCGTCAGCTACTTAAAGAATCAATTGCGTTCGAAGGGTTGCGTGAGTTGTATAAACTTTATTTGTCGAAACAATGAATCACGGATCGTTGTTTAGTGGAATAGGTGGCTTCGATTTAGCCGCTGAATGGATGGGATGGAACAATACATTTCATTGTGAATGGATGCCCTTTCCACGCAAAGTTTTAAATCATTATTTTCCAAATTCAATTAGTTATGAAGATATCACAAAGACAGATTTCTCTATTCACCGAGGAACAATTGACATACTCACAGGAGGATTTCCTTGTCAACCATACTCAAGCGCAGGTAAACGACTTGGGAAAGAGGACGAGCGACACCTCTGGCCGCATATGCTCAGAGTCATTTCAGAAGTTAAACCAACCTACGTTGTGGGCGAAAACGTTCGTGGACTTACTAATTGGAACGGGGGAATGGTCTTCGAAGAAGTGTGCGTTGACTTGGAAAGTCAAGGGTACGAAGTACAACCGATACTTTTGCCAGCTTGTGCCGTCGGTGCGCCCCATAGAAGAGATAGGGTTTGGTTCATTGCTAAAAACACCAAGCGCAATGGATTCATACAGCGAGAATCTGAGCAAGAAGGAACAAAAGTTTGGGAACAGCGGAACGCTTGCACAGGAGATTCAATCGGGTTTTGTTTATCAGAGAGGAATGCTACCAACACCAACAGTATTCGACAGCACGAATGCGAGTGCGACAATGAAGAGCAGCCAAGTGAAAGAGGGTTCAATGCACTCAATGACATTGCCGAGAATGTTGAGTATGGGAATGCTACATACACCAAGAACATCGGACAAGAACATGCATTGGAAAACGGAGAACTGGAAAAGGGACGATTTAGGCAGTCAAATAAACGAGGCTTTTGGAACGCGTTCCCATCTCAATCCCCGATTTGTGGCGGAGATGATGGGCTTCCCACCGAATTGGACGGAATTACCTTTTCTAAATGGCGACAAGAATCTATAAAGGGTTACGGAAATGCTATCGTTCCACAGGTTGCTTATGAGATTTTCAAAGTAATTGCTGAAATGGACAGGTTAGAAAAACTACAACTAAAACTATTTTAATGCAACCTTACAAACCCGAATACCTGCCACGTCAGATTGAAGCGTTGATATAATAAATAATATGAAAAAATTAAGAATTGTTTCGCAAGAACATTGCGGAAAAACAATATACAAGGTGCAACAAAAAAAGTGGTACGGTTGGGTTACTGAATCTATTTACAGAACTTATGTCGATATGGTTTTCGAAACTATTGAAGAAGCGGAATTGTACATATTAAAAATCTTCACCAAACCGAAAATTAAAGTGGTGAAAAATATAAATGTAAAATAATGCCCGAAATAATTTACCACGAAAAGCAAAAGTACGCGTTGGAATTACTTTCAATAGACAGCCCCATTGCGCAGGTATTGTATGGTGGCGGTGTGTTTAGTGGAAAGTCTTTTCTCGGTTGTGATTGGCAGATAAAACGAAGACTAAAATACCCAGGGACAAAGGGTTTAATTGGTCGTGCTGAATTGAAGAAGTTGCGCTTGTCAACAATGCAAACTTTCTTTGAACTTTGCACCTTGCACGGATTGAAACCGAATGTTCACTACACATACAACGGACAAGACCACGTTATTAAGTGGTACAACGGAAGCCAAACGATATTAATGGACTTGGCGGATATGCCGTCAGACCCAGACTTTCAGAGATTTGGGTCGATTGAAATCACAGACTACTTCGTAGATGAGGTAGCCGAAGTTTCAAAGCGTTGTATTGACATCTTGCAAAGCCGTGTACGTTACAAATTGATTAACGACAGACCGAAGGGATTAATGACTTGTAACCCTTCAAAGGGTTGGTTGTATAACGATTTCTACTACGCTAATTTGAAAGGTGAATTAAGAAACGACCGTGCTTTTGTTCAAGCGTTGCCAACTGACAATCCGTATATCTCGCAGACTTATTTGGAGAACTTGCAGAAACTTCCCGAATACGACCGCAAAAGACTTTTAGAAGGCAACTGGGAGTTTGACGACGATTCAGACAAGTTGTTCAACACGGAGAATCTTCTTCGAATGTTTAGGAACGAAGTAATCAATGAAGGAAAGAAATATATCACAGCCGACATAGCGCGTTTTGGTAAGGATAGAACGATTATTTGCGTTTGGGAAGGTCTAACTATTATAGATATAATTGAGTTGAATAGAGCCGCGTTGGACGAAGTAGTGAACAAGATTCGTTTAACCTGTCAACAGCACTCAATTTTATTGCAAGATGTTGTGTGCGACGAGGACGGTGTTGGTGGCGGAGTGGTTGACTTTTTGAAGTGTCGCGGGTTTGTCAACGGATCAAAACCCAAACACCCACAATACCAAAATCTCAAAAGCGAATGTTACTATAAACTTGCTCAATATGTAGAGGAGAATCGGCTCACTATTCTATCCAGTACGCGCAAAGAACAAATCGTTCGTGAGTTGGAAATGATTAAGCGACACCGCGCTGACGTTGACGGAAAGTTGCAAGTAACCCCGAAGGACGTAATCAAGAACCGCGAAGGTATTTCTCCAGACGTTGCCGACGCTATCATGATGCGAATGTACTTTGAACTTAATCCAAGTTATGGACAATACGTTGTCGGGTAAAATAATTTAGCATACATTTACTGAATGAAACAAACACCACTATACGAGTCGCTCAAAATGACTTACGACCGCGAGCGCGAAATTGTTAATTCGCTTGCGAACTACTTTCAACAAGGAAAGATATTAGGCGACATTCTCCTTGAACTTTCACAGCGGAAGGACTTAAACGCAAAAGAGAAAATATATCTTGCGCTTATGATAGGTTCAATGATGACTAAAAATAATGAAGATGCCAGAGAGCAAAACTAAAAAAGGAATTTGTGTCTACTTGCACAAAGACCTTTGGAATGAGATAGACGAGAAACGCGGAGAGAACAGTCGCAACGCTTTTTTAAGCGAAGCAATTGAATTTAGCCTGCGTTTTTATGTGCAACTTTCTAAAGTAAAACACTCAGAACAAAAGTAGAAAGAGCAGCTACTGAAGAAGTAAAGATTAAAGCGTGGTTTCTGCGCTTTTTTTGTTTGTCTAACTTTTTCTTTTCAGCAGTTAGAGTGTTTATTTCTTCGGTTAAGATGTCTTCCTTCTGTTCATAAGCAACAACGACTTCTTGTAAGTTGTTTATTTTTTCTTCTTCGATGTTTAATTGTTCTTTTAGATTGTCAATAACGAGCGAATCGGACGCAATAACGCTGTCACAACTATTCACTAAATGGATGACATCCACGCGAGTAATAGTATCTCGAATAACAATAGCAGAACGAGTTCTTTTATAGGTGGTCTTGGCTGTAAGTTGAGCATCTTCATACGTTCGAAGTTGTTTATAAAGTTCTATTTGTTCAGCAAGTAATCGGTCATACTCACCAGCGTTGTAATTTATCACGCTATCTTGTTTCTGAATTTCAGTTGTTGCATTATTTGCAACACTTCGTCCCCACCAATTCCAACACAAGACCAACCAAAGGATTGAAGTTCCAATAAACAACAAGATTGCTGCGAATATATTTCTTCTCATAATATCTTTCCTTCGTGTATGCGGTAATTGTGAACGCTGAACGCTCCGTTGTTTCCTTTCTCAACGATGGCAAATCCGTGATTATAGCGGGAATAGGGGTTGTAATCGGGCGAAAGTTCACTCAAACAAGCGACACCCCAACAAGTAATAAACTTTCCATTCGCGTCGCGTTCGCTATGTTCAGCTGTCTGGTGGTGATGTCCGCATAACGCGCTGACCTTTGTCTTCATAAACAATCCTCTTGCTACGTTAACAGACGGAAGGAATTGTTTTCCGAACTCATGACCGTGAAAGATTGAAAGTTTACCTATGTTTAACTTGCTCTTTCCGTCAATCCATTTTACATCGTGCTTGTCGCAATGCGTCAACGTTGGAAAGTCGAATGCGTCAATGTCGAATAGTTCGGGTGCTTTGATTCGCATATATCTCCAATATCTTTCTTCATGGTTGCCTTCTTTGTAATAGATATTCGCGTTTGGAAAGGTGTGTCTTAACGAAGCAAGAAATTGACGAATTGAATATAGTTCGTCTTTGAATTTTCTCTTGCGTGGATCCTTGACAAAGTCGCTAATCATATGACAATCTAACGCGTCACCATTCAAAACAATTGAATCACAACCCTGCTTTAATCCTTCGTTAATCGCGCATTCAATTGCTTCGTTGTCTTGATATGGAAAATGCAAATCACAAAGAATCAAAAACTTATTTCCTTTCAATTCAACGTGTCTGCGTTTCTTTGCATAAGATTTTGGTAGTGCGTATGGGTTGGAAGGTCTTGGTGCTGTGTCTATTAATTCTTTTTGTGCGTTATTTTTGCGATTTACCTTGCCTATTTTTCCGCGAATAGTACGAATATAAGTTCTCGCGTGTTCTGCTGAATCAAATGCTTCTGGATACTCCGCGAATAACTTTGATGCTAACGAGTTAGAAGGTGCGTCGGGAAATTTGCTACAAATCTCCACCGCTATTTTCCGCGCTTCGCTCTTTGGTCTGCCCATTTGTTGTTGATTTAGTAAATCTTTCAATCACAGTACCACCAAACAAACCACCTGTCAATAAAGCGAGTGTGTCGAACATCGCAATAGGACATTTGTAGCTTGTGAATGTAGCCACATAACTGAAAACGATTAGGTTAATTGTAACAAATATAGCAACAATTCGTTTCGAGCTGACTTTTGAACACGATGTTAACAAAGATTTCAACCACTCCTTCATATTGCTTTGAGAACAAGTTGAACAATTAACCCACCAACGACACCAGCAGTAGCTGCAATACCACTCAAACGAGCGACCTGCAACCTTTGATTTTGAATGTACTTGTCGTGCTTCTGAACCTTGCTAACAAGACCTTCAATTTTCATTTCGTCGTCACCGATTAACACATTATAAATGCGGTCAATCTTCTTGTCCA